CTTGTTTTTTTTGTGAGTGCGAAATTCCTCCAATAGTCGTTCCCGTTCCCCCCTTCAGCTTTCGAAGCGTGCCATCTGGCCCAAGCCCATCGCCTCATTTTCTCGGTTACAGTTACCGTCTGGCTGAATGTGCCTCCTTCGTTGTGTATGGAGGCATATGCCAGGCTACTGCTATACGTTATGGAATTGCCGGTTATCTCGCTCGTAATGCTTTTACGAAGTGCTCCGGTTCGTTGCATAAGGCTACCCGTTCCAGGATCGTTTTTAACCGGCGCCCATGGGCGTTCAAAAAAGGCTCTCCGCTCAAAATTGCGATCAAACTCGTCGTCAAGTTCCACCTTTACGTCCATTAGGATGTCTTTAATCAGATCTCTTTCCATACACCTCGTCAATTATTTTACGAACATCGTTTGCCTCTTTTTCTTTTAATTTGTAGTAAGGATGATGCGGAGGGAATACTACCTCTTGTTTGCCAGGATTAAAACGAAACATCTCTGCATTGTTTTTGCCTTTTTTGTTCGGCTCTGTAGTGGCTTCTTTTCCTTGTTCGATCGCTGTTTTGCTATCGCTTTCAGGATATTTAGCTTTACGGACCTGAACCACTGTACACCTGCACCTCCATCCGTTAGGCGGATAATAATTATTCCAAAACGGATCGGATGGCGGCAGGGTGGTGTTGTGGAGTACACGATGGCTTGCTCTTACCTGATCATCGTTAGCGGTACGGTATTGCAGGTTGTAACGATCTCCTTCTTTCTCGTACTCTTTCCACTTGGCCGCCATCTGGCTGCTCTGCGTTGCAAAGATGTATTCGGCCTTCAGGTAATTTTTATTATAGCTTTCGTCAATCCGCTCAATGTCTTTAAAGAATTTATCAAAACTCTTTATCTTCCCGCTTTCGTCTCTTAGTAAGGTGGATGCCTCTTTAAGAGATTGGTACGACTTAAAGCCGCTAAAAACAAACACATCTTTTTCGAGATGTTGAGCCATTACTTTTGGTATAACGGCATCTTGCAAAGCCGGTTTAATAGCGTTGCTAAATATACGTGCATGCTCTTCGATTAATTGTTTCACCGGTTCCTCGTTAAGAAGTTCCGGAGATATCTCTTTATTGTCGAAAAGCGTTTGAACTGCTTTTTTAAATATCCCTGATTTGAATACGGGGCCATCATCTTTAGCCTTCGATAGTTTAGTAAAAGGTAAACCGTATAGATTAGACAGTCGGGCGTGTAGCCCCGCGTAGCTGGCGGGGCTTATTCGAAAAAACCTTCTTGCCCTGAATTTGCGTTTCGTTCGCCTATAACCTCTATACCAAACTTTTGCTTTAGCCAGTCCGGATCTACTTTATAATATTGGAATGTCTCTTTTGTACGAGTCCACAACTCCCCTAGGTCTATCTCAGCATTAAAGGAAAAACGAAGTCCATCTGGGAGTACGCCAATTCTTACAAGGGCAGGAATGGCTACGCTGTTCATGTAGTCCTCGGTAAGACGTTTATCCCCGGCTACAACATACTTGAGTTGTTCTACGCTAACCTCTTCCTTGCTACGGTTCCCGTTTTTCGTGTCTTGCCCTATCTGTGCGCTGGAAATAAGTAGCGATATCTCAGAATTGCATAACGATATGAGGTTGTTATAAACATCTCCGTTGGTGTCGGCGCCTTTGGCAAATTCAAATTCTTCTGTCGTGTCAATAATGAAATAGGCTGCGCTTCCCATATCCCGTAACATGGTTTCGGCACGATCCAACATTTCCGGATCTTGTGTGTTTGTCTTTATAAACCTTGGAGGTATTCCATATATCTCGCACAGCTCCGACCAGCAACTTTGACAGAATCTTTTAAACAAGGCATGAGGAACCGCTTTATTTAAAAGTCCGTAATCGTTTTTATCGCCAAACTCCAAAATCCACGTACCAAATTCGCGCATCTCCCGGAATAGTTCCCCCCTGTCGGCCGAGGCGTCATATAAGAATATACCCTTATTGGGTATTACGTTTTGCCTTGGCAATAAATCAACATTTAGATTGCCATCCAGTTTAGACGTTGTAAGTTCTACAAGAGAATGCCCGTAAAAAACGGATTCTAATATAGATCTAAGAAGTTTTGGAAACCAAACGGCTTCTGTAAGGATTTTAGTTGCCTCCTCGTTCTCATTGTCGCTCTGATCTTTTAGGGTGAAGTTGGCGGACAAAGTTCTGCCAATGCGTTGCTCAATTTGAGATGTAAGCAAGGCATCCAGCATAACATCCGAATAAAGCTCAATTAACTTTCTTCGCTTTGGGTTATCTATACTGTCGGCCTCTTTAAGCGCCTTGTTCCAGTTTGCAATATCGTTTCTTACCCGGCTTACTGCTTTTGGTACTATTTTGTTTATCCATCCATCTCGCCTTTGAACTAAATTAGCCTGAGGCGCTACGGTTGGTTTGGTTGCCGATCCTTTTTTTCTTCCTTTAATTTGCTTTGCCATGATGTTTAAACGGTATTTAAACGTTAGAATGAATGAGTGAATTTGTCTTTACTTCCCATGCGCGGACTTGCAATTGCTACGCCGTCGACTTTTCTGAGAGGAAAACCGCCCGATAGTGTTCCGTTGGCAAGTTCTTTAAGATAGGCTATATCCCGATCGTAATTTTCTTTTACGCGGGTATAGATTATGTCGAGGTTATTCTTGCGAATAAGGAACCATAAGGCTACGTTTTTGCAGATCTCTAAAAGTTCGGGATCTCGCTGATCGCCTGTAGCATTAAATATTATATCGGCATCGTACTTGGCATTTAAATAACTGCGTACGCGCTTTATGGCAGCAAGGCAGCAGCTTTGCGCTACGGTCTCGCTACCTTCAATCAGTTCGGCAAGTTTATACGTGCTCACAACTGAATCAAGTTCCTGGACTTCTAAAAACATAGTATTCGTTTTTTGTATTTGTATCTTCTTGATGGTCTCTTTCCAACCCTGTAGGTTGCCGTACTGGCCATGCTCCTTTTGTTAAGCAGAAAGATAGCACCTTCAACAGCGTCGGGGGCATCATCGTGCGCTTTACTGCCTTTTTCGAACATGAGCAACTGTTCTACAAGTTGCTGCATTCCCGGACTCATTGCTTCGTCTTCGTTCAATATAATTAATCCTCGTTCGAAAAGTGGTTGCAAGGCTTCAATACGACTGAACTTGTCAGGCTTTTTGCGGGCATCCCCTCTGATTGGGATATGATGCCCGCAGGAGTCGCCCACCTTCTTGAACTCGTCAAGCATCAGATCTTGTATGAAATTGCTTTCCATGTAATACATTACAGGAACGCGTCCATTTACAAACTTTTCTATATCGTAATGCCATTGAACCATATTGCTTACGCTTGTCTGGTCGGCAAAGGCTTTTATAACGTGGTATTCGCCGGTCTTTGTTTTACCGACAAGCATGGTTGCTTTAAAGTCGTTTGTGGTGCTGTTCTTAAACGACGGGTCGGTATAGCAAATAAGCTGGCGGTATTCCTTTAATGGAAGCATCTTGCCGTATCGGATATGCTTTTTAAGAAATACGGCCCCTTCATTGATAGGGTTATTCATATATTCTTTTTGGAAACGACGCTCGCCCATAAATTGACGTAATTTGGCAATTTCCTGAATGGTATATTTTTCGCTCCAGGATGGAATGCCGTTTTTGTCAATGGCATTAACAACGGTGTGGTAGACATATGGCCTTTCTGCGAACCTGCTTAAAATGCTGTCCTTGCCAATTCGGTTTCCGACTAAAACAAAACGTCCGCGTCCCATATCCATCGCACCAAGCAGAGCACTTAAACACCAATCGAAAGACTCACTTACGCGACGGGGGTTGCGTACCAGCTCGTCGTCGTCTATGTCGTCTATAACGATATAATCGGGGCGTCTGCCTCTGTCTTTAATACCACGTGGAGACTGTCCGCGACCAAGAGATATAAACAGGCAACCGTCCTCTGTTTTGAACTCGCCATCACTCCAGGAGCCTTCTTTAATTTGTTTCCCAAAGTCTCTTGTAAATAAAGTATTGTATTCAAGTTCTGCCTGAAGATCGGACAATAAACGATCTGCCATATCCTCGCTTTTGCTTACGAGCAGCATTACGTTAAGCTGTTTTTCTTTTTGGATTTTAAGCCAAAGCGGAATTAATAGAGATACATGGGTACTTTTGGCGTGGCCGCGCGCCCATTCGAACACGGCTTGCGTGTTCCTGTTTTTCTTTAGAAAATTGGCGGCATCTATTTGAAATTTGGCACTATCTGTACGCTGTCCGGTTTCCGGATCTGTAATAAGGTGCTGGAAGTAGGTATTTACAAAATAGGTATAACTTTTCCGGGCACGATCTATTCGTGCTTCTTTATCGGCCGGACTGTCCTCCAGTATGAAATCCATACACATGAGGCGCTTTACACGTTCATCCCAGCGCTTGATCGTTTCCGGGTTGATTATCTTATTTGCTGCCATCGCCAATTCTTTCTTTTATATACTTGTCCTGGTACGTTGTAACCTTGCGAATAAATTCGATATCTATCGCTTTGTCTGTGCCGCATTTGGCAATCATCCAATCTCCGAAACGAGACAAAACCTCCACCACCTCGTCGATAGTGTTATCCTTCTTTAGGTTCTTTAGCTGGCTAACCGCCTTGGCGAAGGCATCGGCGCTAAAATCCTTTTCATTGTCAAGCATGGTGTTGATTCTCGCAAGCGCTTTGCTTACGAGAACATCGGTACTAATTGCTTTGGCGGCCCTCTTAGTCTCCCATTCTCCGTGCTCTTTCCACTTAATCAGCGTTACGGCCGAAATACCAACACGCTCGCAGATTGTTTTTTGCGGATAGTTCTGAACATACAACAAGAAGGCATAATCGTACTTGTCAGGATCTTTCACCCTCATTTCCTTCTTTGGTTTAATTTCCTTTTTTGCCATAGCGTACCTTTCTTTTTTGACAAATGTCGTAAATATACAAGTGTCTGAAAAACAGAGTGTAAAGAATTTCACCTTTGTTTTGTGCCTAGTTTGCGAACTTGTAGTTTTGTGCTACCAACGAGGTGTAAAAAACAAATAAAACGGGCAACATGGAAGATGAATTTGTATTTAACGACGAAACCAAGACTAATAGTCATGGGTTTGTACTACTCAACTCAGGAGGAAATTTTGAACGATTTAATTCCAACCCCGCCATGCTTTGGTCGCACAATCAGGAACAACTAATCGGTCAATGGAAAAACTTGCGCATTGAAGGAGATAAACTTATCGCCCAGGCGATCTACGACGAAGATGATGATCTTGCTTTGAAATGCAAAAGCAAAGCAAAAAAAGGCATACTAAAAGGCTGCTCACCCGGCATAATAATTAATGCAATTGAGTTGAGACTGGATACCATAGGTGCTGAACGTATGACGGTGACAGACTGGGAACTATGTGAAGGAAGCTTAGTAAGCGTTCCGTCTAATGCGGGAGCATTGAAATTATATGCCAAGAATGGCCAGCCTATTCCAGACGGAGAGGTGAAGCTTAGTATTCAGAATTTACTTTCGAAAACAAATAAAAAAGACAAAACGATGGAAGGATTAGTACTTACCGTAGAGGCTTATACCGCTTTAGGCCTTGCCAGCGGATCAGCCGATGGAAGAGCTGTATCTGCTGCGATTATGGAGCTGCAGGCGAGAGTCTCTACTGCCGAAAAGGCCGTAGACGATCAGAAAAGGGAAAAGGCGAATGCGCTGGTAGATCTTGCAATTGCGGAAGGACGTATTACGGCCGACAAAAAAGAGTCATTCGTAAAATTGGCTCTGCAGGATTATAAGATGGCTGAAGATACTATTAACGCGATTCCGAAAAAGGAAACTCTTGGCGGAAAAGTCGTTACTACTGGAGTTAAAACTCAAACTGGCCGCGAAGCCTGGACATACCTTAAGTGGGCTAAAGAAGATCCTAAGGGATTGGCAGAATTAAAGGTGAATGATCCTGAAGCTTTTGCGGATCTGCAAAAGAAACGTGTTTAATCGTTTAAAACGTAAATAAGATGGCTATAGAAAAACAAATTTGGACTGATATGTTGATGGAGGGTTTTTACCCTGACAGATCATTCTTGCAGCGTAGTGTTGACATGTCGGCACTCGTGGAGTACAATAAGATTAATCTGGCCGAGGCCGGTGTAGATCCGAACGTGCTGATCGATAACAACGTGTTCCCTGTTCCAACCGCTCAACGCGCGGACTCTCCTCTTGAATTGGCTTTGCATACTTTCGATACCGAAAACACGGTTGTGCGTAATATCGAAGAAAAGGAATTGAGTTACGACAAGATGGCGTCCGTTACTCGGTCGCATAAAAATGCTCTGTATGCAAAAACGGCTCATTATGCAGCCCATAACTGGACTCCGGCTTCAGATGCTGCAAAAACTCCTGTTTTAGCAACAAAAGGTGCAACCAATGCTTCCGGATTGAAAGCGGTTTCCTTTGAGGACTTCGTGCAACTGGAAGCTAAATTCCGCAGCATGGATGTAGATCCTTCTACTCTTGTGGCTGTATTGAACCCGTTCCACCTTGCCGACCTGATGGCTGAAGATATGAAGCTTTATA